TTTAAAAAATGGAATAAAATATCCAGGCAATGAACATTGTGGAGCATTTGGTTGTGACAGTTACGACATATCAGGAACTGTTGGCAGCAGAGGTTCTAACGGAGCTTTGCATGGATTAACTAAATTTAGTATGGAGGACGTACCCCCTAATAGATTTTTTTTAGAATATATAGCTAGACCACAAACCGCGGAAATATTTTTTGAAGATGTATTAATGGCTTGTGTGTTTTATGGTATGCCTATTTTGTGTGAAAACAATAAGCCTAGGCTTTTGTACCATTTTAAAAGAAGAGGCTATAGAGGTTACTCAATGAACAGGCCTGATAAAAAATATAATAAACTTTCTATTACAGAAAGAGAGTTGGGTGGAATACCTAACTCAAGCGAAGACATAAAGCAAGCTCACGCATCTGCTATAGAAACTTATATAGAAACTTTTGTAGGAATTACCGAAACAGGCTTTGGAGATGTTTATTTTCAAAGAACATTAGATGATTGGTCTAAATTTAATATAAACAATAGAACAAAACATGATGCTTCCATAAGCAGCGGTTTAGCAATAATGGCTTGCAATAAAAACTTATACGCTCCGTCTTCTCCTGTAAACAAAGTTGTTTACGATTTAGGATTTAAAAAATATGATAACGAAGGATTTGTATCAAAAATAAATAAATAAATGAACATATACACAGATACTAATAGCAATTTTCCTAGCCAAGTCGTTAGCGACGAGGAGAAGGCATCTATCCAGTATGGACTGCAAGTCTCAAGAGCTATTGAGCAAGAGTGGTTTGAACAAGGGCGTAGCAATGGAAACAGATATTTATCTAATTCAAATAATTTTCATTTATTAAGATTGTATGCTAGAGGGGAGCAACCTATACAAAAGTATAAAGATGAACTTGCCATAAATGGAGATTTATCATATTTAAATTTAGATTGGAAACCTGTTCCTGTAATAGCAAAATTTGTAGATATAGTTACTAATGGCATTGCTCAAAAAGAATATGACATAAAAGCTTACGCTCAGGATCCGTTTTCAATAAGAAAAAGAACACAATATACAGAGGCTCTTTTGCAAGATATGCACAGTCAAAAGCAAATAGCAATGACTCAACAATCTTTAGGTATTGATGTTTCTGCACTTGGACCCGTTGAAAATATGCCAACTTCTACAGAAGAGCTGGAAATATACATGCAGCTTAATTACAAGCAAAATATAGAAATAGCAAATGAAGAAGCTATTAGTAATGTATTAGCTTCAAATAGATATCATTTAACAAATAAAAGAATTGTAGAAGATTTAGTAGTTTTAGGTATTGGTGCAGTTAAAACAGATTTTAATACAGCTGAGGGAATAACAATTGATTATGTTGATCCTGCTTATATGGTTTATTCATATACAGAGGACCCTAATTTTGAAGATATATATTATATAGGAGAAGTAAAGTCTATAACAATACCTGAGCTTAAAAAAGAATTTCCAAATATTTCAGAGCAAGAACTTGAAAGAATTCAAAAAATGCCCGGCAATAGACAGAATATAATGGGTTGGGGTAATTATGATGAAAACACGGTACAAGTTATGTATTTTGAATACAAAACTTATATGAATCAAGTTTTTAAAATAAAACAAACCGATCAAGGTTTACAAAAAGCTTTAGAAAAGCCAGACACTTTTAATCCACCTGAAAATGATAACTTTGAAAGAATATCACGATCTATTGAAGTTTTATATTCTGGAGCAAAAGTTGTAGGAACTGACACTATGCTTAAATGGGAGCTTGCAGAAAATATGTCTCGTCCTTTTGCGGATACTACAAAAGTTGAAATGAGCTATGCAATATGTGCGCCTAAAATGTACAAAGGAAAAATAGAATCTATTGTAAGTCGTATTACGGGGTTTGCTGACATGATCCAATTAACACATTTAAAACTACAGCAAGTCTTGTCTAAAGTTGTTCCTGATGGAGTATTTTTAGATATGGATGGTTTAGCTGAAGTTGATTTAGGTAATGGAACTAATTACAATCCAGCAGAAGCGCTTAATATGTACTTTCAAACAGGTTCCATAGTTGGTAGATCACTTACTCAAGACGGCGAACTTAATAGAGGTAAAATACCTGTTCAAGAATTAACAACATCAAGTGGAGGTGCTAAAATACAAAGCTTAATACAAACGTATCAATACTATTTACAAATGATTCGTGATGTAACGGGGCTTAATGAAGCAAGAGACGGAAGCTTGCCAGATAAAGATGCTTTAGTAGGTTTGCAAAAAATGGCAGCAAATGCTTCCAACATAGCCACTAAGCACGTTTTAAATGCTAATTTGTTTTTAGCTTTAAGAGCATGTGAGAATGTTTCTTTAAAAATGGCAGATGTGTTAAGCTATCCTTTAACAGCAGAAACTTTAAAGAATACAATTTCTTTATCAAACGTAGCGGCTTTATCGGAACTTAGTAATTTAAATTTACATGATTTTGGTATATACCTAGAATTAGAGCCTGACACAGAAGAGGCTGCCCAGCTTGAGCAAAACATACAGATAGCGTTAAAAATGGGAGGAATTGATTTGACTGACGCCATAGATATACGTCAGATAAAAAATCTTAAATTAGCTAATCAAATGCTAAAGATTAAAAGAAATCAAAGGCAGGAAAAAGAACAAGCCCAAAAGCAAGCTAATATACAGGCACAAGCTCAGGCTAGCCAGCAAACCGCTGAAAAAGCAGCGTTATTTGAAGTTCAAAAAACACAAGCTATTACAGAAAGTAAAATACAAATAGAGCAAGCTAAAGTCCAATTTGAAATTCAAAAAATGGAATCAGAAGTAATGTTCAAAAAGCTTTTAATGGCTGAAGAGTTTAGCTACAATATGCAATTAGCAGGAATAGAACAAGAAGCTAAAACTACAAAAGAGCAAGAAATAGAAGATCGAAAAGATCAAAGAACAAAAATACAAGCTACTCAACAAAGTAAAATGATACAGCAAAGAAGTAATAACACTCCGCCTGTTGATTTTGAATCCGCTGGTTTTGATACTATGGGTGGATTTGGATTAGAGCAATTTGATCCTAAGTAAAATTATTATTTAATTATTTAATTATATTATATTATGTCAGAAACGTTAAAACAAGAAGGGGATTTTAAATTTAAATCCAAACCAAAAAAATTTATGAAGCCTACAAATGAACCTATAAAGGTTGATTTATCGGCTCCTAATGTACAAGGTGCAGTAGTGCCTGAAGTTACTAAAGTAGTAATTAAAAAAGACGAAGAAAATGCCATTCAAGAGCAAAGCTCAGAGAGCGCTGTGTTACGCGAAAGCGAGCCAGTTAAAGAAACAGGGGGAGAGCCAAAAGTGGAATTGTCAACAGTGGGACAAGGAGACGAAGGGGCCGTTAAAAATGTTATTCAAGAAATAACAGAAGACGAAGTTAAAGAAACAGTAAAAGAAGTAAAAGAAGCTTTACGAGATGAAAAAGTTTTAGGAAAAGAATTGCCTGAAAATATTGAAAAGCTTATTAGTTTTATGGAAGATACTGGCGGAACTATTGAAGAGTACGCTAGACTTAACACTGATTACTCTAAGATAGATAATAATATATTAATTTCAGAGTTTTATAAAAAAACAAAGCCTCATTTAGATGCAGAAGATATATCTTTAATTATGGAAGATTATTCTTATGATGAAGATTTAGATGAGCCAAAAGAAATACGCAAGAAAAAAATTGCGTTTAAAGAAGAGGTTGCAAAAGCTAAAAGCTTTTTAGAAGATACTAAGAAAAAATATTACGAAGAAATCAAGTTGAGGCCAAGCGTAAACAAAGATCAACAAAAAGCAGTAGACTTTTTCAACCGATATAATGAAGGGCAGAAAACAGCCACAGAACATCACGAAAGTTTTAAACAAAAAACAAAAGACTTATTTTCTAATGACTTCGAAGGTTTCGAATTTAAATTAGGAGATAGAAGGTTTAAGTATAATGTTTCAAATCCTAGTGAAGTTGCAGATAAGCAATCGGACATAGGCAATGTAGTTGGGAAGTTCCTAGCTAAAGATGGCAGTGTCGAAGATCCTAAAGGTTATCACAAAGCTATGTACGCCGCTATGCACTCAGATCAAATAGCTAATCATTTCTACGAACAAGGAAAAGCTGACGCTATTAAAGATGTAGTTGCAAAATCTAAAAATCCTTCTACAGGAACGCCAAGGCAAGCGCCTCAGGATGTTTTTGTTAATGGATTTAAAGTTAGAGCAATTACCGGCACTGATTCTTCAAAATTAAGAGTAAAAACAAAAAAATTTAACTAAAAAAATTAAAAGACTATGTCAATTACACCACAATTTGGTACAATTAAACCATCCCAAGCGCAACAAACGCTTAGCGACAATTACTTGTCGTTCGACTCTGATGCAGGCGGGGGAACATTTGCACAGCAGTATTTACCTGAAATCTACGAACAAGAAGTAGAGCGTTATGGAAACAGAACATTATCTGGATTCTTACGCATGGTAGGAGCTGAAATGCCAATGACATCTGATCAAGTAATTTGGTCGGAACAAAATAGATTACACGTTGCATATGATGATGTAACTGTAACTAACGGAACAACATTAACTATTGGTAATCTTTCTGCTACTGCAGGACCTGATTTCGTACAAAATGTATTATCTGCAAATCAAACTTTAGTTGTTATAGACCCTATAACAGGCAAAGAAGCTAAAGTTATAGTTACAGCTACACCAGCTGGACCTGGAACTGCCGCAATTGCAGTTGCTACTTACGGATCTGCTGATTTAGTAACTGCCAACGGAGCTGGTAATCCAGCACCTTTTACAGCTGCTGCTAAGGTTAAGATATTTGTATACGGATCTGAATATCAAAAAGGATCTACTTTAGTAGGAGACAACTACGCAAGTATTGAACCTTCTTTTACGCAATTTGCAAATTCACCAATCATTATTAGAAACCAATACGTAGCGTCTGGATCTGATATGGCTCAAATTGGATCGGTTGAAGTTGCGACTGAAGACGGAACATCTGGATTCTTATGGTATTTAAAAGCCGAATCAGAAACTCGTTTACGTTTTGCTGATTACTTAGAAATGTCTGTAGTAGAAGGCAAGAAAGTAATTGCAGGTGACGGTGTTGCAGGATATAATGCACTTCTTTCTGGTACTCAAGGTTTATTTGAAGCTATTGAAGATCGTGGAAATGTACAAACTGGATTCACAGCGGCTGCAGGTCTTGACGATTTTGATGCCATTCTTAAAAATTTAGATACTCAAGGTGCTATTGAAGAAAACATGCTTTTCTTAAATCGCCAAACAGCTTTAGATTTTGATGATATGCTAGGAGCTATTTCAGCTGGTCAAGCCGGAGGAACTGCTTTTGGATTGTTTGAAAACTCAGAAGAAATGGCATTAAACTTAGGTTTTAGCGGTTTCCGTAGAGGATCTTACGATTTCTATAAGACTGATTGGAAATACTTAAACGATGCTTCTACTCGTGGTGGACTAGATTATACTATTCAAGGAATTGAAGGTGTATTAGTACCTGCTGGAACTTCTACAGTATACGATCAAATCTTAGGAACTAACATTCGTCGACCATTCTTACACGTTCGATACAGAGCTTCACAAGCTGATGATCGTCGTATGAAGTCTTGGTTAACTGGTTCTGCTGGAGGCGCTTTCACATCTGATCTTGATGCAATGCAAGTTAACTTCTTGTCTGAAAGATGTTTATGTGTACAAGCTGCTAACAACTTTGTATTATTCAAAGGAGCATAAGAAGCTCAACATTAATGTAATTCTTACCCTCGTTGTACTGACGGGGGTAATTATTACTTTTATAAACTATTTAATTTTATTATATTATGGCTAAACAAGCTAAAGCAGAAACTATTGAGGTTGCAACTCAAACAAAAACTATTACAAAAGAAATAAAAAAACCAGAATGGGAAGTTAGAGATAGAACTTATTTTATATCAGGTAATTCTCCTTTAACGCATACTATTCATTCAAGGCATACGTCAAAACATCCTTTACTTTACTTTGATAAAAATTCAGGAAAACAAAGGGAAATTAGATATGCAACAAACCAGCATTCTCCGTTGGTAGATGAACAAAATGGAGAGGTTACATTAGGACACATTATATTTAAAAATGGAAGTCTTAACGTACCAAAAGAAAAACAAAATTTACAAAAACTGCTTTCTTTATATCATCCTTTAAGAGACAAAGTATATGAAGAGTTTAGTGCAGTTGAAGTTGCTGAAGATGATTTAGAAATATTAGATGTACAAATTGACGCTTTAAACATAGCGAGAGACATGGACATCGACCAAGCAGAGGCAATTTTAAGAACAGAAATGGGATCAAAGGTTTCTACAATGGGATCTAAAGAATTAAAAAGAGATTTATTGCTTTTTGCAAGAAGAAGTCCTTACCTATTTTTACAATTAGCCACTGATGAAAACGTTCAATTAAGAAACGTAGCAATTATGGCTGCTGAAAACGGAATAATTAGTCTTTCACAAGATCAAAGAACATTTATATGGGCTTCGAATGGTGCTAAGTTAATGACAATTCCTTTTGATGAAAATCCATATTCAGCTATGGCAGCATTCTTTAAGACAGACGAAGGCGTGCAAGTCTTTAAGTCTATAGAGAAAAAACTAAAATAACATGTAATCATAATATACCAGGGGGCTGCTCACAACAGTCTCCTGTGTATTATAATAAAAATAAAAAATGGCGGTAAACGTAAATACAGTATATGAAACAGTTTTGTACTTGTTAAACAAAGAACAAAGAGGATATATAACGCCTGAGGAATTTAACCAAATAGCTACTCAAGTTCAAATGGAAATTTTTCAAGAGTATTTTTCTGATGCAAATCAGCTAATACGGAAAGACCAAATGAATACACAGAATGATTCGGAGTTTTTTAATCATGTAAAAAATATAGAGTACAAGTTATATCCTTTTCAAAAAGAAGTATTGTTTTCTTATAGCTTAGTAGATAAAGCTTGGACTACTGCTGAAAACGTTTATAAAATAGGGGACGTAATAGCTACTTACGTTAACAACCCTACATTAGAATCAGTAGCTGAATTAACTACTGTAAAAGATTACAATTTAATAACAAGATCTAAATTAACGCAGCCTACAAAAAGTTACCCGCTTTTTTATGCTTCTAGCCAAACAGATCTTGTAACTCAAGATAAAACATCTTCTCTTAAGGTTTTTCCAAAACCTGATACATTGCTTTGCAATATACTTACATCTCCTTCTAATGTTTACTGGGGTTATT